AGGATGCTGCAAGAGCATGGTTCCTTCTACACTTCACCTGCAAGCCAACGCAGGGTCTTTGCGAAGGATGTCTCAGTATGCCACGTAAGGTACGCGGTAAGCTGAGCCTCCAGTGCGCTCTGGGCAATCCCGACTTCCGGCACATCCGCAACGAGGTAAAACGCTGCGGTGTACGGGACGTTTAGGGAGTTGTCCATCACGTCTGGAGCCATGATCTTGTAATCAACTCGGTGGAGACGACGAATGCGCTTACCATAGGTATGCGACATCGTCATCTGGTGTTCCCCATTGCCTTCACGAAAAGTGCCGGCATTGAGGTCCAGCCCCACCCTAGACATAGGGTGGGCAACCGAGCTGATCGTCAACGTCTGTGGATCCGAGAACACGACAACTACTCCTGACTTGTCTGGCCCTCCGGGGATTTCCCAGAGAGTCATGGGTGGTAGTCGGTACGACTTACGTTTAGTCGTACTTCATACCGGTGGTGCCCCTGGTCAAACCAAGGGCAGCCAATATGCCTAACTGTCGATCCGTAAACGAATCGAAAGTTAGACCGAATCCGTAAGGTGTTGCCTTCTCGCGCTGCTTCACCACAGTGGTGAAGCGTTGCCAGACATTCACAGGGCTTCCATCACGTTTCATGGTGGAATCCGAGTGGACGTACAGATCATCACGTGTGGTTTCGCACATGATGTACCCGTAAGGCATCACAAGGCCGTCTTGACTGAACATACTAGCGTTGTGGATAACATCCCCAGCGTTAGTAAACCAGTCAACGGCCCAGGTCCATGGAGTAAGGTTCCAGAGTACTTCCGGGTCTAACCGGAGTCCCCATAGCTTTTTGGCTACGGCGACTTCATGTGCCATCGTCCCCTTTGGGGGAAGATAGTACGTGAAAGCTCCAGAAAACCAAAACTTGCGCTTTACAGTGCTAGTTTTGGTAGTCTTACCCATGCCGTTGAAGAACCCAACTGATATCGCTGGAACCGGGTATTGAACCGATTCAGTGATAACAGGATCAGATTCTTCAATGGGGAATGAGTAGCGTCTATGTAGTAGCTTACCCGATTCTTGCTCATACTGTTCTTTGATTTCGTCAAATCTAAGAACAGTGTCAGCCAAGGATCGCACATCAGAGACGAGCGGTTTCCAGCCGAACTGGTAGTTTAGATACTCTTCGCCCGCATTGCGAGCGGCGAGTGTTCTAGACTTCCAGGTGCTGGCGCCGATTACGGAGGGAATTCCTTCACTCCGTAACTCTCCAAGTGATACTACTACATCGTTGATGGGATTCGTTGGTATGACTCGCGCAATCGCTTCTGTACCCTTTTCAGCCATCTCAGATGGACTGACAAG